CCGCCTGGTCCAATTGGACTCCAGGGGGCCATTGGCTTGCCCGGTCGATCTATAATCGTGGGCGTCGGTGTTCCAACAATGGCGGCGCCGGAGGGAACTATCTATCTTGACCAGGAAAGCGGCGATCTCTACGAACTTAAATTTTGAGAATACCTTCCGAATTCCATTTTGCGCGCAAGCGTTTGCTTTTTGAGCTTTCGCAAATCGAGCAATATCGCTGATTCCCATATTTGCGATCATATTTATGACCTCGGGGAACAGTGTGTTTTTTGAGAATTGACATATGCGCGAGAGCTCGAATTGTTTTTCCAGTTTTCATCAGCCGGCACGATTTGTAAGTGTTGAGGATTAACGCAATCCCGGTTGCGGCATGTGTGACTTATAACGAACCCGCGCAATCACCTGACTTAAGCCACTTTGAGTTGAAACGAACAAGTTCTGCTTTGATCGGAACTGACATTCCGTAATCTACTCTCGGCATAAATGGTTAACGCGGTAAATATGGACAAACTGCGATGGGATGGGCTCGGATCGGCAATTTAAGAGGCCAGAACGGAAATACTGGACCGGCCGGGATTGCCGGACCTAAAGGCGACAGAGGAGCGCCCGGCGAAAGCGTGACTGGGCCAAAGGGCGAAAAAGGAGACCCAGGCGAGAGCATCGTCGGTCCTTGCGGACCCGAAGGACCGCCTGGGCGGATGCCGATCGTTAAGGAGTGGCGCCTGGACAAAGTCCATTACCGGGGCGACGTGGTGGCGCATGAGGGCGCTACGTGGCAAGCGCAACGCGACACCGCGAAAACGCCGCATGAAGATTGTGAGGAGTGGATTTGTCTCGCACGCCGTGGCGAGCCGGGACGGTCGCCACATGTGAAGGGCACCTACAGCGCCGAACGCGATTATGCGGAGCTCGACATTGTGGTTCGCAACGGCGGTTCTTTTATCGCCAAAGTTTCGACCCCGCGCCCGTTTGACGGCGACGGCGGCCAGGACTGGCAGTGCCTCACGATGCCCGGAAAGAAGGGGCCTCAGGGCGATCCGGGACCCCACGGCGACAAAGGTGAGCGCGGCGAACCGGGGCCGGCCGGGTCGATTATTGCCGCATGGGAGGTCGATCCGACCAATTATTCCGCGACCGCAGTGATGAGCGATGGGATGCGAGCGGGCACACTCGATCTGCGGCCGTTATTCGAACGTTTCCTTGCTGAGTTGTCGCAATAAGGACCGCCGCCGGCATCAGACCTCTGGGCATCAAAGCGATGGTGGCCGGCGGCGGCTCGCGGTATTCAGACTTTGGGCATCAATGTTTGGGTGGCCGCGAGCGTTGATGATGTATAACAAAAGCTCGCGCTGTCAACGGGGCAAACCATGGCCGACCGAACCCTCGAAATCCTGACGCCGGCGACCGAGACCGATCTCGCGACTTTGGAAGAGATAAAGTTGCTTATGGGAATTTCTTTGACCGATACCAGCGACGACCAGCAACTTCAACTTTTCATCGACATGAATTCGGCGACAGTAGCGCGACTGTGCAACAGGACGTTTGCTCGGACTGAGGTTCTTGAGACCTGGCGCGACATCAACCTCGGCCACCGGCTGTTTCTTTCGATCTGGCCAGTGCAGTCGGACGACTTGCTGTCGGTTGAATCGCCGGCGGGTACGGCGCTCGACCTCACTCAAATCGAGTTGGAGGTCGACTCGGGCAAGCTCGAAATCTTCACTCAGGGCGCTTGGATTGAACCCGTGGCTGTTCACTATTGGGGGGGCTATTCGCTCCCCGGCGACGCGCCGCTGCCGCTCAAGCAGGCGCTTTCCCTGCTATGCGTGCAATCGAAACTGCTGGCCTCGCTCGCGTCGATCGCCGGCATGCGAATGCTGGTTCACCGCGATAAGCGCGTGGCGTTCCATGACCCGATGAAGGTGATCGAGGCCGCGATGGGCGGCCCCGGATCGGGCACTCAGGGCGCCGTTATGAACTTACTTGAAAAGTACATGCGAATTGAGGTCTGAGATGGGCATTGATTTTTCGACGCTGGTTTATCTGCCAAACTATGAGTTCTTTGCGCGGCAAGTGACCTTCTTTCCGGTCGCTTCGCAACCCGGCGGCGCGGCCTATTCAAACCGCGGCATTTACGGCACCCGCGACATCGACGTGGCTGCTGAGGACGGCGCGATCCTCCAAGACCACCAGACGATTCTCGACATTCGCGAGGCGGAATACGGGGTGCTGCCAACTCAAGGCGATGTCGTGACAATCCCGGCTGACGGCAATAATCCGGCGCTCGGCGACTTTGAGGTCGTCAATGTCTGGCACGATGGCCAGGGCGAGACCACGCTTCAACTCAGGCAAATCGTCGAGGCGGGGTAAGTTTGCCGCCGGGCGTGGGGGGCGGCTTTCCCTTCGAACTCGGGAAAATGTCGAGATGCCCTTCAAATTCGAGATCGCCAATCGGGACGAAGTGGTAAACCGGGTCGGCTCAATGATCGGCCGCATCACCAGTTTTGCCAATAACGACATGCCCGCCGCGTTCTCGGCTTGGCAAAAGCAAGACATGCACCGCAAGCGCTCGTCGATGAAGGCCACGAGGTGGCGCCGTCACCGGAAATCGGTGCAAACGATCGTGCGTCCCCACTCGCGTTACGAGACGCTGAAATCAATGACGTATCAGAAACGCTTGCTGCGCCGGCTGCGGCGAGTAAGGCGCCGCGTCATTACCGAACACATTCGCCTGCGCTTTTCGAACCGGCCGATCTTGAGGGAGCAACTCTATCGTGAGTTCATCGAGCGTATGGCTCGCTCATTCTTTGAATCTATCAAATGGTGAACCGTGAGCATCATCGCGAAGGCAAGGCTGGAACCTGTCTGGCCGCCAGAGCGGGTGCCGGGCATCATACGCTTGCGTTCCGGCGCTCAGACCGTTCCGCGGCTGCCGCCCGGCATCACTCAGACTCAAAGTTACACGTGGGTTCTCCGCGAGACCTTCGTCGCGACCCTGCAGCCGTTCTTTGCCGGCTGGACGATCCGTCGCACTAACCAGGACACGATTTTGCAAGAGCACCTGCCGGTGCTCGGGGTCTACATCCTTGGCGAGCGAATGACGCCGGACGGCGATTGGGACGCCGGGGAGGTACGGTTCATCCACGACTTCCAAATCGGCTTTTCAATAATGATCGCGAACAACGACACCGATCTCGTCGAACAAAAGCTCGACGCCTATTGGTGGACGTTGATGAACGGGCTGTGGCGCAATGTCTCGCTGATGAACCTGATCAACAGCCAGAACGCCGACAACACCCGCACCGAAGGCGTCATACTCGGCAACCGCCGGTTCGTGTACGGCACGGTCGGAAAGAACAACGAGACGCCTGTCGGCGAAATTCAATATGAGGCGACCTGCAAGTATCGCACAGAATTCGGTGCCATCATTACCGACACTCTCGACAAGGTCGTCATCAGCGTCGTCCCGGTCGGGGTCGCTCCAACGGTAACTCAAGTCCCGATCGTCGTGTATGCGTTCGATTACCCGGCTTACTTCTCGCAACTCCTCGCGCTGCAAGTCGTCTAAGCCTCAAAACGAAAGGAGAACCGAACAATGGCCGAACCGTTCCGCGGGATTCAAGGGGCACCCGCGCCCGACCCACAGCGAACTCGCAACGCGCTCAAGCAAGCGCGTTTGCGCGCAATCTCTCAAGGGCAGGCGCTCCCGCGCGTTCGGGTGCTGCCGGCCAACGACGACCTCCGCCGCATTTTGAAGCATCCGCGAGCGATGAAGTTCCGCAGCACCGGCTCGGTGGAGTGGCCTTACGACAAGTTCACTCAGCGGCGCTTGCGCGAAGGGTCGATCACGATTGAAGAGCGCCCCGCGCCGCGGTCGGCGCACCACCACCACCACCACCCGCAACCGCCGCAGCATCAACAGGCCGACGCCGAGTAAGGAGAGAGCACCATGCCCATCAGTTTCTCCAATATCCCCTCGGATATCAAAATTCCTTTATATTACGTCGAGGTCGATCCATCGATGGCGGGCCTGCCGGTGCTCGGCCTTCCCGCGCTGCTCGTCGGCACCATGTTGGACCCGATGACCAGCGGCGCTACGGGAACCCCTGACACGCCGATTGCTATTGGCTCACAAGCGCAAGCAGACGCCGCCTTTGGACAGGGCTCCGAACTGAGCCGGATGTTCATGGCTTACTTCGCGTCGAACTTCGCGAACCAGGTCTTCGGCCTCGGCGTGCAAGCCAGCACCGGGGGCGCAGCGGCCTCAGGTGCCATTACGATCACCACGCCGCCGACGCAGGCGGGGACCATTGCGCTCTATATCGGCGGCGAAAGCGTCCCGGTGAATGTTGCATCGAGCGACACTGCGGATGAAATTGCGTCGGCGATTGTCGATGCCGTCAACGCTCAAGAGGACTTGCCGGTCACGGCAGCGTCGACGACCGGGACCGTGACCCTCACGTGCAATTGGAACGGCACCACAGGCAACGACATTTCAGTGTCGCTCAATTACTACGGCAGCATCGGCGGCGAAATGACCCCGCCCGGCCTAGTGATGACCTTGCCGACGACGGGCTTTCTTACCGGGGGCACCGGCACGCCAGATTTCGCCAACGCAATCTCGAATCTCGGCGAGCAAATCTTCGAATATGTCGCGCTTCCTTATACCGACTCCAACTCGCTGATGGCGTGGGAGGACGAATACGGATTCACCGACACCGGGCGCTGGGGGTGGCAGCGGCAGCTTTACGGGCTCTCCGCAAAGCGCGACACGATGGCCAATCTCATAACCTGGGGCAACACCAGGAACTCGGGCATCACGTCGGTCTTAGCGGTCGAGAAGGAATCTCCGTCGCCGATCTATGAGTGGACCGCCGCCTACACGGCTAAAGCGCAGCGCGCGCTCATTCTTGACCCGGCACGGCCGCTCCAAACGCTTGCGCTCAACACAATCAAGCTCGCGCCGTTGAGTTTTCGGTTCGATGTTCCTGACCTGCAGCAACTCGCGAGCAACGGCCTGGCGACGCAACGGGCCGGGTCTGACAACCAGCCGATGATCTCGCGGGAGACCACGACCTATCAACTCAATCTGTACGGCAACCCGGACATTGCCTACGAGCTTGTGACCATTCTTGCGACCTTGGCGCGGCTCATTCGCAATCAGAAAGCGGCGATCACCACAAAGTTCCCAAGAATGAAACTCGCCGACGACGGAACACGGTTCGGCCCCGGCCAGGCGATCGTCACCCCGTCCATCATCAAGGCCGAGTTGATCGCAGAGTATGCTACCGACGAGTTCAATGGTCTCGTTCAGGACGTGGCGACCTTCACTCAAAACCTGCTGGTCGAGCGCGACGCCAACGACCCAAACAGGATCAACGTTCTCTATCCACCTAACTTGATCGGCCAGTTGCGCGTGTTCGCGTTGCTTACTCAGTTCCGGCTGCAAAGCAACGAGGCGATCGATGCTGCTGCCAGCGGCTCTGCGCTCGGCGTTACCGGGGTCGTGCCGGCCGGCGGAATTCCGACATGAGCGGGGCAAAGATAGAGGGGCCGGCAGCGAACGATTGGGCATCACTCAACCATAGGCCGGCCCCGCGCCTCTCGGCGCAGATGAAAGTTAACACAGGAGAAGGACAATGGCTCAGAAAATCGCAGGCGTGGCGCACCTGACTGTTGATAACGTGCAGGTCGCGCTCCGAGGAAACTTCACGATCAGTCACTCAATGGTCGAACGCACGATGCTCGCCGGGCAGGACGGGATTCATGGCTACCAGGAACTCCCTCGCGTGCCGTATATTGAGGCCGACATCTCCACTGTCCCGAATTTTGACATTCGGGTGCTCGACAACCAAACCGACATCACAGTGGTGGCTCAGCTAGCCAATGGCTGGTACTGGCAGATGAGCGACGCAATCTGCAAAGCCGGCCTTGAGCAAAATACTCGTGATGGCCAGGCCCGCGTACGTTGGGAAGGTTACGCCGTGAATGCCTGGCAAGGCACCCCGGCCGATATCCAGATTCCACAGGTTGTCGGACCTAACGCCGTCGCGGCGGCCGCGGGTTAAAGAGTGGGAGACTCGCACATGAATCAGCTACGCGAAGGGTTCATTCAAGACGGTGGCGGCCCGGCGCCGTCCCCGCCTCCTCTGCCTCTTCCTGTGTAAATGGCGGTCCGCCGGAATTCCCCGGTATTGTTGAGGATGTAGGCATAGCCGCACTCACAGCGGCTCCTCAATGGCCGATCACCATCAAGCTTGTGAAGCACCCGATTTACGGGAACAAACGGGAGCAAGTCCACGAGTTGAAATTGCGTGAACCGACCGCGGGGGACATTCTGCGCTGCGGGAATCCCTTGTATTTCAATACCGACGGGATGCACATTCACGAGCAAAAAATGAACCTGATGATCGCGGCCCTGTCCGGCATCTTGCCGCCGCTCCTTGAGGCAATGCATCCTCAGGACTGGATGGCATGCGCCTACCGGCTGCGCCCCTTTTTTCTCCCGGACCCCGCAGCCTGGTAGGTTCAAACCCGGCCGACGATCTGGTTCTCGACTGCTACCGCCTCGCCTATTTTTACCGCACGAATCCTGAAAGCTTTCTCGCTATGACTGCCGGTCGAATCGTTACCCACCGACATTGGACCGTCGAGCTTCAACGCGAGATGCGAGACGCCCGCGCCAGCGATGACGACTGATGCCCGAAGAAACACAAGAATTGCAACTTGTCGCCACGCTCGTTGACCAGGCGACCCCTGCGCTGCTCAAGCTCAAGGGGTTACTCCAAGACGTGTCGGTGTCCGGCTTGGAGAAATTCAAGCGCGATGTTGAGGAAATCGAGAAGAAGCACAAGCAGGTCGCCGAGCACACCGGCAAGATTCACGAGGGGGTCGAAGAGGCGCTCAGGGGCATCACCAAATTCGCCTCGCAGGTAACTGGGCTGCCGATCGCTGAATTCACCAAGCTCACGGGCGAGGCGACAAAGGGTATTGCAGGCATCGCCGCGGGACTTGCCTCGATTCCGTTCCTCCTTCACGAGGTCAACGAGTCGCTCAACGAGTTCTCCGAGCGGATGGGTACCATCAGCACGCGCAGCAAGGCGCTCGCGATGGATGCGGGGCAGTTCAAGGTCCTTGCGGACCAAATGACGAAGTTCGAATACAGCGCCGAGGAAGCGGGGCAAACTGTCAATAACATTTTCCAGTCACTGACCCGCATCGCGCGGCCGGGAACCGCCGAGCAAAGCGTTATCGGCCGCCTATTCGCCGACCCTGGCCAGGCCCGCGATCAGCTTCTTAAAATCGAGCGGTTGCGCGAGCGAGGAAGGGAGGGATCGCAGGAAAGGCGGGAAGGTGAGGCGGAGGCTTTACGTCAGACGTTCGAATTCTTGCACCAAATTGAGGAGAAGAACAAGGAGCGCCTCGGCGAGGGGCGCGAGGATATCGCCGCGCAAATGACCGATGAGATTGCGCAGGCGCTTTTTCGCATCGGGCCGAAATGGCGTTCGGTTGAACACCCCGAGAAAATCATCGCTGCAACTCAGCAGCAAGTCGATAAAACAAAAAAGGATGTTAAGAAGGCCGAAGAAACCAAGGAGACGATGTCACAACTCAACACCGAGCTAACCAATTTCAAGAACACAATCGACAATTTGATCAGCGGGCCTATGAATGATCTCAATAAAGCGATCACTGGTGTTGTTCAAGACCTTACTAAGTGGACCGAGGGGCATCCCGGCGCAGCGCTCGGCATAGCAGCGAGCGGATTTGTGGTGGCCACCATCGCGGCAACCACGTTGATGTGGAAAGTCGTTGGCGCGCTCGGCGGCCTGGCGCGCATTGGGATGGCTGGTCCCGCTGCTGCCGGCGGCGCCGCGACCGCTGGTGCTGCTGGAGGTGGCGGAACGTTAGCCGCGCTTTATCGGTATGGATTAAGAGGCGGCGCAATCCCCCTTGCCTTGGGGGGACTGGAGGTGATGCGAGAGGATGCCAAGAACAACAATGAATTGCGAACCAAGCTGCGGAGCCTGCTCGGGATTGAGGACCCGCACGAGCCGTCCATTTACACTGACGAGGCTATTAAGGCGCGGCAAGCGGCGCGGGCCGGGCAACCGTTTGGGGTTCCTGCACCCCTCGCGCCCCCTGAGCCGCCGGTGCCCCCTGAGGTCAAGGCCGCGCCACCGGTGCCCCCCGAGGTCCTGGCCGCGCCACCGATCCGGGTTGCATCGCCTGCGGTCCGTGCTCCTGAGCGATCCGGGCCGCTCATGCCGCTGCCGGCTATGCCGCCCGCGCCACCACCGCCGCCTCCTGCGCCGCCGGTGGTGCCTGAGGTCCGGCCGCCTCCTGCACCCCTTGAGGCCGAGTCGCCCGCGCCCCCGCCGCCGCGCGCTCCGACGCCGCCGCCGTTGCTTGTCCCCGCCGAAGTGGTTGCGCCGCCGTTTGTACCACCCGAGGCCGCTATCCCGCCGCCTCGTGAGGTCGCAGCGCCGCCGGCTATGCCGCCTGTCGTTGTGCCGCCGGAGCTTACCGCGCCGGTGCCGGCGCCGATCGCGCCTGCACCCGCTCCCCCGGTCCCGAGGCCTGAGGAGGAAATCATCGATAGGCTTGAGCGTCGGGCTCAAGATCGCGCGCGACGGCACGGCTGGACCACCTTGCCTCCCGCGCCGGCTATGCCGCCGGCCGGGAGCGCCACGCCAGAGCCTCAGAAGCATTTCTGGGATCGGTTCCGGCCGCAACGCTTTGTCGGCGGCGATTTGAACGTGCCCGAGGGCGCGCCGAGCACAGCGGGCATCAACGAATGGCTGTCGCGGCTGCCGGACTCTGAGGCGCAAGGTCAGATTGAGGACCGGCGCGAGCAGGAAATACGGAAACAAAACGCCATTACGCCGGTCGGTTCCGACAAGGAATGGCTCACCTTGGCGTTAGGCGCCTTCCACGGCCTGAGCAGCGTGGCCGGCCTTATCAAGCAGATGACTGGCGAGCCGACCGCGCTGCAAATTGCGGCGACGCGACGGCTGCCGGAACAGGACAATCCCGCGTCGACATCGCGGCGCGAGCACTCCGCCGGATCGCTAAGGCCCTACGGAGATCGAGTACTCAAGGCAATATTTGGTGCACGCTTCACGACGCAGAGCGAGGCAGAGTCCGGCGGGGTCGATGCTTGGTTATCTCGTCTCGCCGACCCGACCGCGCGGGGCGACGTTGAGGATCGGCGGAAACGTCGGGAGTATTATCCTCAGGGGACGGGGCAACCGGTATATTTTCGCGAGCCTGGCACGGCGCTTGATCTTGGCGGGGTGCCTGGTGTTAGCGATGAAGACAATCGGTTCTTGAAGGAGAACACCGACCAACTGCGCCGGCTCAATGACTGGCTGGACATGCTCAACTTTGGCAGCCAGATACGCATCCCCGCCGGTCTTCTCGGGGCTGGCGGCGGCGCCCCAGGCGGCCTTGGGGCCGGCGGTGGCGGCACAGGAGGCGGTGGCGGCCCAGGGGGCGCCCTTGGTGCCGGTGGCGGCCCAGGCGCCCCTGTGGCCGGGGGTGGCGCCCCTGGCGGCGGCAGCCTCGGCCTGGGCGACGCTGGTCTGAGCCAGCTTGGCGGCATCGGCAAAGTGCTTTCGGGCGGCGGCGGCAGCGGCCTCGGAAGAGCGCTCGGCGGCGGCCTCGGCGCTGAGGGACCTTCCATTGGCACTCTTGCGCAGCAGCGCGCACGTTTTGCGGATGAACTGAAGAATCCCGAAGCGGCGCGGCTGTTGGCCGCTTCGACTGAAGCTGAGGTCGGCGGCCAAGGACCAAAGGCGCAGCAGGCCTACATTGAGAGCGTCATGAACCGCGCCAGCGCGCGCGGCAAGACATTGACGGATACGCTGCGGGACCGCCGTTATTATCCGCCCACCACGATAAACAAGCTGGACAGGCCAGTCGGTGCTGGCGCCCAGGCGAACATTGACGCGATTTCGCGAAGCGTGCTCGCCGGCTCGAATATCTCAAACTTTGCCACCGGGAACGAGAGCGGCCCGGTCCATTCCGGCGGGGCGCCGGTCACGCTTGATCTAGGACCGAAACGCGAGCGCTTCGTCCAAGAGAACTTTGACCGCCGGTGGGTCGGACAGCAGCAGCGGCTGGCTGGTACGACGCCGCAGGTCGGGCCGCCCGGTACGCCTTCCGCCACGCCAGGCGCGACGGACGCGCCGCAGGGCGGGCGCCCGATCGGCACCGTGGCGGCTCTGGCGCTTGCCAAGCAGCACCTCGGCGACGACGAAATCCGCGACAACGCCAAGCTGTCTTCGTTCTTCGGCAAGCAGGGAATTCGCATCGACCCGGCCCAGACTGCCTGGTGCGCGGCCTTCGTAAATGCTGAGTTAGGTGAGGCTGGCGTCAAAGGGACCGGAAGCCTTGCCGCAGCGAGTTTCTACAAATGGGGCCATGCTGCCAGCGGTCCAGTTCAGCCTGGCGACATCGGCGTAATGCCTCATCATGTTGGCTTTCTTACCGGGCGCACGCAAATGCGCAACGGTCAAGAATATGTCGAAATGCTCGGAGGTAATCAAGGTGGAACCGTATCCGGCAAGGGCGGCGTTTCCCTGAGTTGGCGCCCGCGTAGTAGCTTGTCGGTACGTCGCGGCGAGGGCAGCGGCGATCCGGGTTCATTTGCTGGTCTAGGTGGCAGCGGGGCCGGCGGCGCCGGTCCTGGTGGCGGCACTCTTGGCGCTCCTGGTTATTCCCCCCGCGGAGATGGGGATGGCCTGCCATCCGGTTTCGGCGGCCGTGGCGGCGTAGGTGACATCGCCAGCTTACTCATGAGCAGATTCGGCGGCGGCCGTGGCGGCGTGGGCGGGATCGCCAACTTGCTCATGAGCGAACTCGGCGGCCGTGGCGGTCTCGATAGTATTCTTGGTGGACTCGGTGGGTCACTCGATCGGTTTTCTGATGGTCAAAATGAGCGCGCGAGCTTGGATCGCCGGATGCTCGACCGCGGCGTTGGGGACATGATCCACAAAGTTGAGGGGACCGGCAAGTTGTCGGTCGATGTGAATGCGCCGCCCGGAACCAACGTCAGAGCAAGCGGGACTGGTTTCTTGAAGCGGACCGAAATTAACAGACAAACTCAAATGGCTCTGACACAATCGGGACCGAAGCGGCCGGCCGACGCCGGCTTTGCGCCGGACTTTTGATCGATGGTGCCCGACAAAGAAGCTATCACCGCGCAAGACATGATGCTGTGCTTGTCTCAACTGCACGGCCGTGCCCTGCGGGACGACGACCGCCGGACCTCCGACATGCTCGGCGATCTGATTCGTGCGCTCAGGCATGGAGAAAGCCATCCGCTTCTTGATGAATGGGTGAGGCGAACCGGTTGACGGCGATATTACCCGACTTCAAGCGCCCCCGGAACTCGCGGGCCTGGGCCATCGGCTGCGAAACGAACTCGGGGTTTCGGGTCCGCCGGATCGTATGGGGGCGGTTGGCTGCGCGTTATGAGCAGCGGCAAGGTGAAACTATTCGCCCTGCTCTCATTCTGATAAGGACCGCGTCAAAGCAAAGAGCCGAGGAAACTAAATGCCCGCGCAAGCCGTAATCAGCACGATCCGCGATATTCATAACCCGTGGCGGGACGCCCTTTTGCCGGCGATGTTCGACGGGTGTCCGTTCCACGTTGAGGCCAGTTCGCGGGAAAGCGGGCGGCGTACTGTGGTCCATGAATATCCAAAGCGCGACACCTGCTACAGCGAGGACATGGGGCAGCGCGCGGTAGAAGTAAGCGTGCGCGGCTATGTGATCGCCTTCATGCGCGATGCTGATCTGGCCGCTTTTGCCAACGTGCGGAACATCTTTACTCTGTATTTGCGAGATTACCGCTACGCGCGCGATCAATTACAGCAGCGGCTCGACCGGGGGGGCGAGGGCGTGTTGGTATTGCCGAACTCAGGACGGGCCGCGTTCGGCTCCCCGCTCACGTTGACCGCCGTTTGCACGCGCTACCGAATGACCGAGGAAGATCGATTCGGCGGATTCTGCGTTTTTGACATGGGATTTGTCGACTATGGAGCGTATGCCACGCCGGGGAACTCGCCGACCGGCGCGTTACTTGCCAAAATTGAGGATGCGTTCCTTCAGGCGACCTACGCGGTGGCCGCGGGGCCGCCCGGCCCGCCACCGTGAGGAAAGGCCGCCGCCGGCACAAGTACGCAGCATAATGATCGCACCGCCGCAATAAGGAGGCAAGCGTTGTTCAAGGCCGACGCTTTGGAAGCTCAGGCGATCGCCGAGGACGTGCTGGTGGCGGTGCTCGCGCAAACCCCGTCGCTCGGGCTTCCCGGCTCGGCCTTACGCACGGCGGTGAATTCGTTCCGCTCGGACGCGGTATCGATCCTGATGGCCGACGCCGCGGGGGCGCCGCTTGAGAACATCTTCAGGCTCACGGTAACGAACGGCATCTCATTTCCGCAGATGGAGTACGTGAGGAACGTCGCCACCACGCAAGAGCCTCAGACGCCGGGCGGCACGTTGATTCGAGACGCCATCATCCAATATATTCTTGCTGCCGAGGGCCTGATCATCGCCAACATGACTTTCGTGAGCCGCGATGACGTTGATGCGATGCTTCAAACGATTCAAGCAGCCTTCGCTCCTGTTGACGAGGCGCTCGCAGACGGCATCGACCCGATGGCTTATCGAACCGTCGTCAGCCTCCATGCTTCGATTGTGTATTACCTGACCCAGACCGCGCGCCCCTTGCCGCGGCTCCTGAATTTCGTGTTCGCCGGACCGCTGCCGACGCTTCTTGCCGCGTACAACACCGAAGGCCGATGGGGTGCAGATGACGAACGCAAAGTTGCTTTGCCTCAACATGATTGTAAAGAACGAAATGGCGAACCTCGAACGCTGTCTCGGCGCGGTCGCGCCGTACATCGCCTGCTGGGTGATCGGCGATACCGGCTCAACCGATGGCACCCAAGCGTTCGTCGAAAGGTTCTTCGCCGCGCACAACATACCGGGCGAGCTCCACAGTTTCCCGTTCGAAAATTTCTCTCAGGCGCGCAACGCAGCGCTGGATTACGCTTACGCCTCGCCGCTCGCTTACGACTATCTGCTACTCGACGACGCCGACATGGAGCTGGTGGTCGAAGACCGCGACTTCCGCGCCAAGCTGACTGCGCCGTGTTACAACCTGTTGCAGCGGTCGAGCATCAGCTACTGGAACGCGCGCATCGTGCGCCGCGATGCCGGGGCGCGCTACCACGGCGTCACCCACGAGTATCTCGGCGTGCCCGGCGGCGGCACCGAGCAGCTTCACGGCATCTGGTACAGAGACTACGCCAGCGGCGCCAACCGCCCCGCTAAATTCGAGCGCGACATCCGCCTCCTGCTCGAGGGCCTGAAGCAGGAACCGCAGAATCACCGCTATTGGTTCTACCTCGCCCAATCCTACCGCGACGCCGGGCGCACCGCGGAGGCGGCCGAGGCCTACGCCATGCGGGCCGCGATGGGCGGCTGGGACGAGGAGGCGTGGTTCGCCCGCCTCCAGGAGGCGCGCTGCCTGCGCGGCCTCAAGGACGAGAGCGGCTTCCTGCGCCAGGCGCTGGCGGCGTTCGGTCGATCGACTGCTAGGGGTGTTCGAGGACAAAGATCGTCAAATGCGCTGAAGCGAAGTTCAATGAACTGCTGGCGCGACGAACAGCGCAACTCCGCGTCGAGAACGTCCAACGCCACCTCAATCGTCTTCGAACACGAACGAACGGCACGGTCACGGCCGATAGCTTGGTGGCGCCGATCAGGGGCATGATGTGCTTATCGAGATGCAGCTTGTAGTTCCGGATCGAAGTGCGTTCGATGCCGGCCGCCTCGCGACTGGCGAGCCACAGCTTGCCGGCTTCCGCGACGGTAATCGAACGGCTGTCAGCGGTGTGGATGCCGGCACGCACATCGACTGTGACCTTGGCGTGGTAGGCGTCGGCGTCCTTCTTGCGGGCGAAGGTCTTAAGGTGCCGGTGGCCGAGCTGATCAACATAATCGACGATCCAGGCTTCACGGGATTCCCCGCTCCGGGTCTTCCCATGCGCGTTTGCGGACAGACATCATCAACTCCGATAATTTCTAGCTATTTCTCACCATGTATCACCGTCTGCGACCAGCATGGGCGCGACATATCAGGTATTTTCCCAGTAATTGCAACGGTGTCTTACAAATCGGTGATGGGATTTCGCCAGTTCCTACTGCGCGGCCTCGATAAGGTTCGCGGCGAGTGGAGCCTCGTCACCATGGCTTGGAACTTCAAGAGAATGTTTGTGCTCAGCCGCGGCTGAGCACAAGGCCGTAGTGTGCCTGAAAACAGCAAAAGCGGCCCGCCACAACACCAGCATACCTCCCGGCAACCCGAAAAGCATAGTCGCATCAGAGTATCAGCAGTATCATACCGTTCAAATGCAGCCCAGCCGGCGCTCTACGCAACATCAAAGCTTAAGTCCGACAGGCTGCTAGGCGGCGAATTCGTTGGCAGGAACACAAAGCGTTCCCCATCGTCATTAGTATCAAAAGCTGGTGCAAAACTGCGAATGATCGTGTGACGGAGGTCTTCAATCACGCTTTCGCGTCGCATGCCATGAGCAATTCGCTGGTGAATGAACCGTTTCAATCACGATTGCATGCTCGCCGAAGAGAAAGCCCGACGACGCCATCGTCACGAGCCTGAAAGCCGATCAAGCCGCCGCGGATTGTGCGGCGATTGAAAGCGGAAGGCGGCGGCGGCCACCACCAAAAGCCAATCCTTGTCATGGCAACGTCATATAGGGGTGATTTTATAGGGAGTGTGGCCGTAACGTGGATCTTGCTCCGCCGCCCCCCCCCCAAATGGGGGGGTGACAATACCGTTACCAGAACGTTAAGGTCGCAGTAGCGCGGCTAAGTGCTTGATCTCTCACGACGTACATTTAGAATTGCTGTCCGGTCGCGACTGCGGTTGCCGCCAGCACAGTATGGGAGTAAAGGTTTAGTGAAGGTGAAATTTCCGATATTCTGTGGCGAGTTTATCTAACACTCTCAACTAACACTCGCCGCATGGTTGCAAAGGGTAGGTATCTATACGTGGCTTTGATTTCAAGCTGCGTGATTTATCGTGAGGTAATTGCGTGATTTAATTCGTGAGGTAATTAAGGAAAAAACTCTTGACGGCCAACCCAGCCTTCGATTAACAGTGTCACTGGGAACCGGTGGACACAGGGGTCGGTGGGGAGGTTGGCAAGGGGGGTTTCGGTGTTTGTGGACCGAAGGCAGGTAGCAGTGCGGGGCAGCAGCCATCGCTGCCTTTTGTAACGGTTTCTCTCTGCGCGTAGTGATCTGGAGTCGTGGCGTTGTCGATTGCGATATCCAAGAACGCTGCAATTAACGCCGATTCAGGCAGCGACGCCGTTCCGGCGGGATTCGCGCGCCGCTACGGCGCCACAGGCGCGTGCAGAGCAGAAGCCGAGCGCCTGATGTCCGAGGCCCTGCACCTGCATCGGCAGGGCAGGCTGATACAGCCCGAGCCGTTCTGCCTTAAGGTTCTCGCCGCGTCGCCAGGCAACGCCGAGGCGCGGCCGGCCGTCAGCCGCCGGGGACCCCCGCCCCGGCCTTCGCCATATCCGCGCTTCCCTGAACCTCTCCTTACCCCAACGGAGTTCAACCATGAGCCGTCCCCGCGAACTCCTCTTCGTCGATCCGGCCGTCACCATTCGTAACGCGACCCTCGGCAATGTGCGCCCGGGGGGCGAGGCGATCATGCTTGACGGCGCTCGCGAACTCAGGCTGTGGAGCTGCCACACCGGCTCCGGCAAGGCGGGCTTAGCATTGGTTGAGAAGCTGGCGCTCGCGGCCGGCGCGGGTATCTGTGGCGGCGCAAAGCTCGTCGGCGCGTCGGCCCTGGGAGAGACCCGCGAGTCGCGGGCGCGGCGAGTGGCGCCGCAGCCGCCACTCACCGGCCGAGGCGTGGGGAGTTATGCCGGGCTGTTAGCTGGCGTTCGTCGGATCATTTCTGGTGATGTACCTCAAGACCCCGCGGAAAATGTCACCTATGTCGTCGTTGATTCACGGGACAAGCAAGTTGTAGCCACCTTTACACTGCCCGGCCGCGCGAACATTCCGAAGTTTTCGATCACTGTCACCGTACCTAGCGCAACCGAAATCTATGAGGCTGGCAGACTAGATGAGCGCGGCAAATTTATACCTGCCAAGTTCACAATCTCAGAATCATCTCAAATCAATGTCGGCGTCGCCGCCGGGGAGGCTCGTCATGGCCGCTAATTCTGAAGTACTTTTCATTGATCCTGCTGTAAGCGACATCGGGACCATCCTCGCAGAGCTGCGGCCCGAGGTCGATGCGGTGTTGCTCGAGTCCGGCCGTCCGGCGGCGCAGCAGATGGCCGAGGCGCTCGCCTGCCGAAGTGGTCTGGCGGCCGTGCACGTCATCGCCCACGGCGCGCCTGGGCAGGTGCACTTTAGTGACGGACCTTGGTCCGGAGCCACGATCGCGCACTACAGCGGCAATCTTGCCGCCATCGGCCACGCCCTTTCTGCGGACGGTGAGCTGCGTCTGTGGTGCTGCGACACCGCTCGGGGAGATGCGGGCGCGGCCTTTCTCGAAGCGCTTTCCGATGCTGTTGGCGTCGACGTGTGCGGGGCTACGGCGCGTGTAGGCGCGGCCGCGCTCGGCGGCGCTTGGGATCTGTCGGCGCGGGCAAGCTGCCCCACGCCTCAGCCGCCGCTGCGCCCGGCGGGTGTCGCAATATATTCCGGGGTATTAACGCCGATTATTACTATATCAAGTGAGACGAATTTCTCGTTCACGGGATCTACCAATGTAAGTGGTTTCAATCCTAACCAATTTTATTATATTATTGCGGAGGACAGTGCCGGGAACATTACGGTTATTGGCGTCATGGCGGCCCTTAACGATGCCCCCAGCCCCGAACCAAATTTCAATGTTTCCGTAACGTTGCCGCCTGGAACCTACGACTTAAATACATCGGGTCCAGCTGCTTCCGGCATGTTCAACGTTTTTGTTGTTAACAACAACGGTACTGGCAACGGTGGCGCCAGTTTGATTGTTCTATCGGCGACTCCCGCTTCGGGTCCGGCAGGTCCGACAGGCGCTACGGGTGCCACAGGCGCTACGGGTGCCACAGGCGCTACGGGTGCGACCGGCGCCACGGGTGCGACTGGCTCGACGGGCGCCACCGGTGCGACTGGCGCGACCGGTGCAACCGGTGCCACAGGCGCGACGGGTGCCACAGGCGCAACCGGCGCCACAGGCGCAACCGGCGCCACAGGCGCGACCGGCGCCACCGGCGCTACGGGAGCCACAGGTGCGACCG